ATAAGGCATACCACATAACTCACCAGCATTTGCTAGACCAGTAACACCTAGTCCCATCCTACGTTTGTTCTTAGCTTCTTTCTCCTGCTCCTCTAAAGGATAGATAGTCCTATCAATAACATTATCCATAGCTCTAACTACATGATGAATGTCACCAGTGAACAGACCAAAATCAAATGACCCTGCTCCTACGTACTTAGTAAGGTTAAAGCTACCAAGAAGACAAGCACCATAAGGAGGTAGAGGTTGCTCACCACAAGGATTCGTAGCTTCTATGTTCTCACAGTAGTATAGGTTATTCATCTTGTTAATGGTATCTATGAACAACACTCCCGGCTCTGCCCAATCCCATGTGCTACGCATGATCATATCCCATAGGGCTACAGGGTCTACCTCTTCGTGTACTCTACCTTCAAACTGTAGAGGAAATGGTTCTTTCTTTTCAAGACATCTCATGAACTCATCTGTGATACCAACAGAGATATTAAAACCAGTAAGAGAAGTACCATCATTCTTAGCTGTGATAAACTGTTCAATGTCTGGATGATCAACACGTAAGACACCCATCTGTGCGCCTCTACGATGTCCACTAGATGCTATGGTCTGACATACAGCATCAAAGATTTGCATGAAGCTTACTGCACCAGATGCTCTAGAGTCTAAGGACTTGATACGATCTCCTCTGGGACGTAGCCTAGAGAAGTCATAGCCTATGCCACCACCTCTACGCATTGTCTCAGCAGCATCAGTAGCTCTACCCATAATAGAATCCATGCTATCTTCTATAGCACCACTGACAAAGCAGTTGTAAGCAGTGGTCTGTCTTGCTGCACCCATAGCATTCTGTACCCTACCAGCAGGTAAGAACCTCATGTGCCTAAGTGCATCTTTGAAGTTCTCAAAGTGATCAGGTGTATCCTTTAAGGCTTCTGCAATACGTACAACTTTACTATAAAAGTCTTCTCCTGTTTGTCTATACTTAACATTATCTATCTCTTCTGAGATGGGGAGTGTCATACCATAGTGTACTTCGTTTTCCATTTATGTTTCCTTTCTATTTATATTCTAATGCTAAGATTAGTTGAGCGTAGTGTATTACTTTTTCAATATCTTTTTTACCTTGACCCTTAGTGCGATGTCGAGTTATATATTTTATCACATTACCCTCGAAGTAGTCAAGCTTATTCGCATGTATATATTCAACAGGCTGTATACCACAATCTTTGTAGTGATCACCACCTACTTGTACCTTAAGTGCTTCAGAGGAGTGATTGAAATTTTCTTCTGACATTTAAAATATCTCCTGAGTTAATAACATTAGACGCAAAGTTTCTAACAGCAGTAGGCTTAACACCTGCATAAGTACATACTGTTTCAAAGTCTTCACATGTAACGCCTTCTGATTTAAATATCCAAGCATGAGCTTGATCTCTATATACTTGGACAGAAGTTTTCTCTTTATCAAACTTAGGTTTAGTTAAGTCTAACAATGCTTGTAGTATAACACCAACGTATAAAGATCTATGAGAATCTTTACCTGTTATTTCATATAAAGATCCCATAGATACATCAGTGCTTAGTTCGTAAGGACTATCAGTCATTATCAAAATACTCTTCAACTGGCCTGTAGAACTTACCACCTACAAAACTATTGTAGAAGGCAGGTTCATCAGACCCTTCTAAGGTAGCACATAAAACATTGTACTTCATTTGATAGTAACACTCATAGTATCGTAAGCTTCGTTTGTTTTTAAACTCAGCTATAATATTAAACTTAAAGTTATCTTTACCTAACTTCTTTATGTCTTCTATTAAATGTTTGGAAGATCCCATGTAAGATTTCCAATTTGATTCACGTTTCTTTTTACCTTTAGAATAATTAAAATATTGTTTACAACCTATGTAAGCTTTCTCTGTTTTGATATTGGTTATCCAGTATACAAAACCAAACTTAGTTAGGTCAGGTTTCTTATCATATTCCCAATGCATTACCAGCTAGTCACCTCTTCAACATTAGGTTCTTTAACAACCTTAACCAAGTAGTTAAGACCTCTGGCATATTTGAAAGCACGTAGCCCTTTACCTTGATTAGCATCTGACCAACACTCTCTCTTGTGGCTACAATACACACAACCAATAGGTAACTTAAGATTGCCAGACTGCCCATCAGCAACTGGAGAGTAGCACCTATCAGGTACATGACTATCCCCAACCACTCCCTTAAGATGCTTGACTCTTTCTTTAGCATTGATCATCTCCATTTGATGTACAGGAGTTAGACATAACTTACCACTTGATTTATCTATCACAAGAAATGCTGCCTTATCCACACCATTAGCTTGTGCATACGCACTAATCTGTGCGATATAACCAAATGGATCATCTTCTAATAAATTATTTTCTTTAAACTTCTTGAAGCTAAATCCTGATGCACTCTTACAATCAACCAAGACATCATCTATCATTGAATCTTGGTGACCTTTAACACCTTCAACAGTAACTTCTTTCTGTTGATCAGTAACCTTATGTCCTGCAACAGAAGCACATAGTAAAAGAAGTTCCTCTAAGATATAACCATATAGAAATTTAATTCTTGTACTAGAAGTAATGTCTTCTATGTCATGTTTACTATTAACATCGTACCATAATTGTCTATCAGGTTTACCTATACCAGATAGTCTGAGGTTACCTCTTGTTCTAGGTTCCTCATATAGAAATGCTTTGATGTGAACCTTAAGCATCTCTCCGAATGTATCTATATGCTTATCTACTTCTTTCTCATCCATCTTAATAGGCTCAAGAGAAAAGAGATCATAGATATCAGCAACTAATGTTTCAATCTTTTTCATGTATAAAAAAATAGGGAGTGAAAACCAAACCAATAATTCTCACTCCCCAAGTCTCCCTTAGTTTACATTAAGAGGCGAAAGGAATATCATCGTCAATAGAGGATGTATTAGCTACATATCCACCGGGAACAACTTCAAAGTCATCACCCCCACTAGAGTACTCTATGAAATCTACTACTTGAACAGCAGCTAGGTCAGCAGAAACACCTGACTTACCTGCATAGCTCCACTCAAAAGGCACAGCCTTAACATTAACTGTACTACCATTAGCAATCAACTTACCATCCCAAGCATTGTTCTGGGAATCTTTAACAGATGGTCCTTGTCTTGATGTACCATCTTTACGTTCAACCTTACGTTTAATTGTTACAAAGTCTCCACGATCATCACCTTTATTAGAGATTGTAAGACCAGCACTTTCTATAACAGATCTATTGTTATCATCTACCTCAATCTGTATTGACCACACTGGATCAAACTTAGTGTTAGGCTCAGTGATTGAAGCATAGTGACATTTACCAGTAATATAAATTGGATCATTCATTTTTTAATTCCTATTTCTATCGTCACTCTATTGTGACATGAGTTTCATTTATTGTAACATAATTATAACATACATATTTCTATAGGTCAAGGACTAATTTGAATTAAATTAGCTTTATCTACAGGGATATGAAAGAAAGGTTCTGCCAAGTGTGGTGAGCCTTTAGGTTGTTTAGAGTTCTGTATCTTTCCTACACTTGATTCGTTTACAAGACTGTCTTTAATAAACCAAGCTTGCTTACAAGTTGTATTGAAGACAACAAAATATAAATCATGGTCTGGGTAATCTTTCTCCTTTCTATTTATTAATCTTTGTTTACGTTGAGGAATACGTACTTCTTTCCAACTCTCAGGCCAGTAAGTATCCCATTGATTTTTTATCTCAACCTCAAAGAAAAACTTCTCATCTTTACCTTTGACTTTTTTATTAGCTGAGACATCAAAATAATAATCTTCTTTGTCTACAATGTCAGTAAAATTATTTACTGTTAAGTAATTAACCATAGCTTTCTTAGCTCTGGCATCATTCTGATTATAAGATTGTCTATCAAATGGTCTATTGTCATGTGGCATTAGTGTGTCTCACTCCATGTTGTTCCTATTTTATACTCACAATCAAGAGGACATCGAACCTTAAGTGTACGCTGTGTCTCTATCATTGCATCTCTAGTAATCTGACCAAACCTTTTAGCATCTTTCTTAGCTACCTCAAACTGATACTCATCGTGTATAGATGCAACTAACTTAGCATCAACACCTGACTTACGTATACGTTGTGTAATATGTACAAGCCATTGCTTACATATGATAGCACCTGCACCCTGTAGTAAAGTATTTAATGCAGCATGTTCTGATCTAATGTGTAACAGTCTACCATCAAGAGCAGGTATAGTACCACCCTTACACCACTTAGCAACATCATCTCTGAGCTTCTTAAGCTTCGGCATGTTAGATAAGAACTTAGTAATCAGTTCTTGTCCAGCTTTAGCAGAGCCACCAACAACCTTACCTATCTTAGCAGGGCCAGCACCATAAAGGAAAGCATAGATAAAAGTCTTAGCTTGATCACGATCAGTAAGTCCAGCAGCTTTCATGTTAGCAGTATGTACATCACCATTAACAACTTCTTCAGTGAAGTTAGGATCATTCATGTAGTGTGCTAGACATCGTAGCTCTAACCCAGATGCATCTGTACCAATCAAGGTGTGCGTATCTGGATTAGAGATTGTCCATAACGATCTACATTCTTTGCCATAAGGAGAATACACTGCTGGCACTTGAGCCATATTGGGAGAGTTATGTGCCATCCTGCCTGTCACGGTTCGTAGCGTCATCACTCTACCTCTGACTCTATTATCTTCTTGACATGCCTTGATCCAAGCTTTCAGTAGGCCAGTACGTTTCTGTAGTAGAAAGTATCTGCTAAACATCTGTGCTTCAGGCATGTTAATCTTAGATAATATTTCTTCACTCACTATTACATTACCCTTCTCTGTATGATGCGTAGGTTGCCAGCCTCTCTCCATCAATCTATCAGCTATCTGTTTACGAGAACCAATATTGAATGGTATGTACTTAGTCTTGGTCTTCATTACTACTTCAGTAGGTTCAAATATTTCTTGGGCTTTGTCCTCCAGTTCTTGTTGCTCTTCTTCTAGTGTGGCAAGAAAGCTCATGGCATCACGTAAGTTAAAAGAGAAACCATTTCTTTCTTGTTGGTCTACTATAACTCTTACTTTTCTTTCTAGTTCATAAGACTTAGAGGAGAACTTAGAACCTTCCTTCTCTAACTCTTGGGCTACCTTTCTGGTAATCCTTACGTCTTGCTTACAATACTCAAGC